GGCTTCGGCGTACGCGGTGATGAACTCTGCCGCTTGCCACGGGTTGATGGCGTTGCCATAGGCGCGCAGGCGTCCCACGCGGCCGGATACCCCATCAGCCAGCGGGAATGTGCCGGGTTCAACAGGCCGCCACTTCCCATCCCTGCATCGGAGCCAGTCAGCAGCTCGCCAGAAGCCGTTAGTCGCGCCGGCGAATCCAGGTCCAGCATCGCCACTCGCTGCGGCAGCGGAATGCCCGTGTCCTGCGGCCGATATGTTCCCGTGCCCCTGGACGCGTCTTGCGCGGTCGGGGTTGGCCAGCCGGCTAAGTTCGCCGCGATCGGCAAGTCCATTCCATATCCCGGTCGAGGGCGTGCTCGCCCAGCTGTCGCGTCCGAGTCGTGCGGTGCAGGTCCTGTCGGAGTCGGCCATCCGGCCAGTAGCACCACCGCTGACAGTGGTTTTCCTCGCGGATGGCTCCAGCGCTTCTCGTTGAACTCGTCCGTTGCCGACTCGCTCCGGTAGTCCCGCGCCGCGCAGGTCGGCCACCCAGAAATTGCGATCTCGAATGTGCGTTGCGCCGTAGCCCGCAGACGGTGTCGGCACACACCCGAAGGCGTTTCCCAGGCCTTCCAGGTCAGCTTGAACAAGGTCGATCCAAGCCTCTGCATCCTTGCTTGCAACCTGCTCTCCAAAGATGACTGGAGGTCGCTGCTGGGCGATGAGGTGGTGGAAGGCTGGCCAGAGATGCCGCTCGTCTTCAAACCCAGCGCCTTTACCTGCCGATGAGAAAGGCTGACAAGGGCAGCTGCCAGTCCACACGGGTCGATCCACCGGCCATCCGGCAAGAGCCAGGGCGAGGGGCCACCCGCCGATGCCGGCAAAGAAATGACATTGCACGTATCCGGCGAGGTCGCTGGGTCGGACATCCTCAATGCTCCTGGTGTCGATGTCGCCGGCAGGAATGTGGCCGGCATCCATGAGATTTCGCAGCCACTGGACGGCGAACGGTTCGATCTCGTTGTAGTAGTGCTTCATCCCCTACCCCCGGTCGCCCGCCACATGCAGTACACGTAGGCCACGAAGATCAGCGCGGCGATGACGCAGAAGGCGATGTTGCCGAGCAGACGCGGCGGCACCGGAAGCGATGGTCGCCACGCCTCACGGTCGTACCACCTACGCATCAGCCACCCTTCGCAGCTGTTGCACGAATGGCCGTAGTACATGACCTCGTCTTCGGTGAGACGGGCGTGGCAGTGGTGGCAGCGGGTCATGCGATCCTCCAGACCTTTCGCGGTGCGCCGTTCTTGCGGCGCGCCGTGCCTGCGCATCTGATGTGGCCCGATTCGCGCATGTCGGCAATCGAGTGCCGCACAGTGCTGGTCGATAGCCACAGAGCGACCGCCAAGTCAGCGATAGTCATCGGCTGCAGCGCGAGCGCGCCGAGGATGCGATCAGGCAGCGGAGTCATGGGCTCCCTCCTTGTCGAACGGAACGACGGGACCATGAAGATCGAGAGCTTCAGCGCGGCAGTCATCGCAGACAGGTTGTTCACGCGTGCCCTTCTCGCAGCACCGCGGAAAGTCAGTGGCCGCGAGCGGCGGCAACTTCTTGGCCCTGGGCGCAGAGAAGTCGACGCGAAAGAGCTTGCCAATCTTCTCCAACTCACTCTTTGCGACCTTATCGGTCTCGGGTCCGGCTAGGCGACGACTGACATCGACGACATGCGGCGCAATCATCGGCGGCATGGCATCCAGGAGATCGCGAGGCACCGGCCACGTCCGCTGGCGACCAGCAAGCGTGATGAAGGCCGCACGGAAGCGCCACGTGTCGCGCTCGCGATCAAACTTCCGACCGTGCGTCAGCGTTTCCAGCCAGGTCGCCACGGTGCCCGGGATGACTTCAGCCGCCGGCTGACGCTCCAAGCCGAGCGTGAGGAGCTTCTGAAAGCCGGTCAGCAGTTCGTGTTTGATCCAGTCCATCTTTCATGCCCTGTAGTGCGAGGATTGCGCCCATGGTCTTGCTCTGCGATTGAGCTGGTCCGGCGCGTGCTGTAGGCGTGGTGAGCGTTGCTGCGACCTTCGCGTGGTTGGTTCGCGCAACCTTGACGGCGTACTTGAACAGGCCGGCGCCGGAGACTTCACCCTTGACCGCATTCACGGCATCGGCGAATTCCTTGGGAGTAACGCCTTCGTCGAGGGCAGCCAGGAAGTCAGGATTGCTCTGGTTGATCGAGATGCAGCCCGCTTCACGCATCGCCTTGGCACATTCGCCAGCGATGGTCGCGTGCGTTTCTATCTCGCTCTTAGAAATGGTGTCTGGTGATTGGTAAGCTTTGACCTGGGTTAGGTCTGGGTTACCCACTGGAAACCCACTGGGTTTTTCTTGGGTTTCATTAATTGAAGGATCGGGTTGTTCCTTCCTCGGACGCCCGCCCTTCTTTCCGTTCTCGCGAGCTGCATCGATGCGAACTGATGCCTTGGCAATTTCCTCTTCGATACGGCCCTTCACCCACACGCCGTCGACCAGCTTGAAGAACTCCTCCAGGACAGCATCAACCGCTGCGTACTCTTCTGGCGTGCGTGCACCGGCTACGCGGTGTGCCTTGTCCGCTGGAATGCCCTTCTCGGTCGAGTAGTACCGATCCATGAGCAAGGTGTAAGCGCCATGCTCAAGCATCGTCAGATGCCTCGCATCCTTCGCGTAGTCGCCTAGGTGGCGCTCGTAGTAGTTCACGCAACGGCCTCTGCGAACAATCCATGCCGCTGCTCAAGGGCCGCCACGCATGCAGGGTTAAGCCATGCGCACTCAGTACGCTTCCCCGTGCCACGGCCGGCGCTGATGCGCGCTTCTGTGTCATGGCGGACCCAGTGGCTAAGACGCTTGGCATACAGCTCAGACGGATAGCCAGAAAGGACGACCATGCCTTCTAGCTCGAGCAGAGCATCCAGCAGCGCCTCGTGGTCGGCATCCGTCATTTCATGGCGGTAATAGCCTGCTTTGCCCGCATCGAGCACGCGCGTGCTGTGTACATACGGAGGGTCCACAAAATGGAGCGTGTCGCGATCATCATGCTGACGCATGACCTCAATCGCTGGACGGTTCTCGATCAGGACGCCGGACATGCGCTGGCCAGCGGCCGACAGCGCGGCCGGATACTCGGCCCACAGCTGCTGGGCCGTGCCATAGGCGCGCTTGGAGTCAATGCGAAAGCCAGTCTTACCTTTGCTGGCACCAGCCGAACCAAAACCCATCTGCGCGCGGATTGCGATCCGCCTAGCGCGCTCGACGCGGTCACTGGTAGGTTCCCAAGCCTCATCGAAATCTGCGCGGGAATATGGCGTAAGTACGCAGGCTTCGATCAGCTTGGTGCGGAGATCTTGATCGCGGAGCACCTGGAAGAAGTTGACCACGTCGCCGTCGAGGTCGTTATAGACCTCGCCATATGCGCGAGTCTTCTGCAGGAGCACGCCGGCGGCGCCGCCGAATGGCTCGACGTAAGTCCTGTGCTCGGGGAAGAACTGCATCACCCAAGCAGCCAAGCGGAACTTGGCGCCGTGGTAGCGGAGCGCGGGACTCGTTACGCTCACGCCGCCACCTTCTCGTGGTGATCCACCGGCCACCAGGTCAAGGCAAGCTTGCCAGTCACGGAACAGGGCCTCTGAATTCCCTTCACGACAGCGCCGGCAGTCAATGCCTCGGGCAGGCGCCGAGCAATCACATACCTGTCTTCGCCGGTCATGCCGGCCAGTTCCATGCTGGTCATCCCAGGGAACTTGCGAACCATGTTGATGACCATGGCGATCTGCTGCTGACGACGACCGCTGGCAGTGATTTCGTTGGCGGCGCGATGGCTTGATTCGGGATCGGTGCTGCGCGCGATGGGCGTTTCGACCAGGCGCAGGCGGCAATCACGATCCCAGTGGGTTTCTTGGCGGATGAGGGTCATGCAGCCTCCGACTGTTCCAGTTCCAGGCCATTGCGCTGGCGCCAGCCGCGCGTTTGGGTACGAATGAGGGCCGCCACGTCCTGATCCACGGTGAACTCGATCGCGCCGTGTTCGCGCTGCTCGTACTCGTCCTGGATGCGGAAGTCGATGACGGTGTGCATTGCTG